AGTTCTGTCAATAAAAATAGGCGGAAATCAATTCGAAACCTGATAGCTGCCTAATTTATGATAGGCTGGGCCAAAATCTGACTTTTGACACAGCCCCGCAAGCGACGAGCAACCGAATGATATCCCATGCATTACACCCATAAATAAGCGCCAACAATCCAGCACACCACTTCGCACGCGCCAACAATGCCTCCGGCAGGCTTAGTCTTTTTACGCGCCCAAATGGGCATTATCGGCGGATGAAATGCCCTATATCGGCGGGCGAAAAGGACTATATAATATGGTAAGGAGAATAATATATTAATTTAGGATTACAGAAAAGAGAATTTCTCTTGCATATTCCGAAATCTTGCCGTACCTTTGCACATGTCATCAGGAACGAAGCTACAGCGGCCGCAAGCTGCGTGAGAGATGGCAGACGAGAGTAGTAAAACTAAATTAACCATTAAAAAAACGAAAGGGAAAAAACAATGGCAGTAAGTTACAAACTTTATCAGAACAAGAGTGAGAAAAGCCTTTACAAGGGCAAGTGGTATGCCCGCGCCGTGGTGAACGGTGTGGTGAACCTCAACCAGATGGCCGACATCATACAGCGCAACTGTACGGCCAAGAAGAGCGACGTGCTGGCCGTGCTCACCGAGCTGGTGGAGGTGATGCAGGATGAGCTGCAGGCAGGCCACAGGGTGAAGATAGACGGCTTCGGCTCCTTCAAGATTGGCATAGCCTCTACGCCGGCAGACTCGGCAGCCAAGTGGACCGTGGCACAGAACGTCAGGGGCTTGCGCCTCAACTTCCAGCCCGAGGTGCACGTCTCGGCCGACAAGAAGCGCATCAAGACCTTCCTCACCGGCACCAAGCTGCAAGAGCTCACCGACTATAAGGAGCCCGACAAGAAACCGGCGGTAAATCCTTAAACGCCCGGCATAGGCCTTAGGCTGAAACGTAATAACAAGGCAGGGAGCGTGGTTGGCACGTTCCCTGCCTTTTGCTTTGCCGAGCAGTGTACCGACATGCAGATGTACAACTTCAGCGTCACCTGCATCATTCTCTCCCGCGACGGCAGCCGTATTGTCAACGTGCGGCATAAGGAAGCCTGTTATTGCCGCTTCGAGTATGCGCCGTCGACAAAATCGGGAAAAATAGAGCACGTATTCTTCGGTGACTTCCGCATCGGGCACTTCAACGAGAAGCGCATCGAGGCCATTCCCCTTCTTGACTACTGGGACCCACTCGGCGACCTGGAGATACGAATGGGCAAACAGCCAGATCCCGCCACCGGCCTTGTCCACAACAAACCCACCAGCGACAGAAAATTCGCCATTCTCTCACGGATGGCCACACCTGGCTACCAATACTATCCCGTGCCCTACTACTCGAGCATCTTCAAGGATTCCTGGTATGACATCTACCGTCTGATAGGCATCGGCAAGCGTTTTATGATTAAGAACACCTCTGCCCCCCGGGTACAGATAGAGGTGCATGAAGAGTACTGGGACAACGTGTGCGATAACGAGCATATCGAGGACGAAGCCGAGCGCCAGCAGCGCAAGGAGCAGGAGAAGCAGAACATCATCGACTTTGTTTGCGGTGTGCAGAACGCCGGCAAGGCCCTCGTCACCGGCTACTATATCGACCCCAACGGCAAGGAGAACCGCATGGTGCGCATCATCAACCTCAACGACCCGAGCAAGAAGGAGGGCGGCAACTGGAGCGACGACATGGAGGAAGCTTCCAACGCTCTCTGCTTCGCCTACGGTGTGCACCCCAACCTTGTGGGTGCCACACCGGGCAAGAGCCAGATGAACAACTCCGGCTCCGACAAGCGCGAGCTCTTCACACTAAAACAAGCGCTCGAAAAAATCTATCATGACGTGATGGCCAAGCCCTACCACGTCATCCTGCATTACAACGGGTGGGCAGACAGGTGCACCGTCGACGTGCCGATGCTCATGCTTACCACCCTCGATGAGAACAAGGATGCCAAGAAAGTTAGTGGAAACTCAAATCAAGACGAAGATGGAAATAACAATTACCAAGAGTGATTTCGAGCAGGCCCTGCCCGTGGGTGCTGCCGCCAACGACAGTGTGTATGAGAGCGTGAAGCCCACCCTCGGGCGGCAGTTGGCCTTCAGCAATGCTGTCCTGCTCGGTGTGGCAGGGATGACCTACCTGGAAGAGAAGGGCGAGGACTCCCCGCTCCTGAGGTGGTACAAGCAGCTCGTGTGTCTGTCAGCCTTCCTCAGCGTGCTGCGCCAGCTCGACCTCGTGCTCACCCCCACCGGTTTCGGTGTGGTGAGCAACGACAACCTCGCCCCTGCCAGCAAGCAGCGCGTGGATGCCTTAGAGGGAGCGCTGCGCACACAGTACTGGCGGACGCTCGCCATGACCCTCAACCAGCTGCGAAGCGAGAACTGGGGAGCCACGGATCAGGCCCGCCGCTTCATCGGCCACCTCTACGATGAATATACCTTCTTCTTCGAGACCCACCGCAACGCCACCTACACAGACTGGAACAACTACAAGACCACCGTGGAGGAAGCCGATGAGATACTGCGCACGAAGATGGGCGACAGGCAGATGGATGACATCCTCGATGCCTTCCGCCGTGCCGACCCCAACAGACTGGAACCCTACCGCGAGGTCATCAGCTGCATCATCCGCTTCACCGACATGTGGGCAGTGAAGGGCTCTGCCACACTACGGCAGCCCGTCTATCGCCGCCTGATGCGCATTCTCGACAGCGAGGACAACCAGGAGTATTTCAAGCTCTACCGAGAGAGCTCCAGTTATAAAGCCAACCATCATGACACGTTCAAGAACACTAAAGACAGCGCAGGCTACGTCTTCAACGGATGAGAAGAGCCGCACGGTGAACATCAGGCTCACCGCCCCCACGTCGTGGAGAGCACTGAGCCAGGAGCAGCTGCTGACCGTCTTCGACCTCATGGCCATCGAGCAGGAGCCCACGGCGGTGAAGACCTACATGCTCATCTACTTCTGCGGCCTGCATGTCATCCGGCACACCCGCTTCGGCTGGAAGTTCTGGACCATGGTGGACGGCCGGAAGCGCGTCATCTACCTCACCACCTCAGAGATACAGGGGTTCACCAGCCAATTTGACTTCATCGACCAAGTGGAGGACATGGACTGTAGGTTGGATGCAGTCTGTGGACTCCATGCGGCCGATGCCCTGCTGCAGCAAGGCGTGACCTTCAACGAGTACCTGCACGCAGAGAAATACTATCAGCTGTTTGTCGAGACCAAGGACATGGAATATATCGATAACCTTGCACAGTGGCTCTACCACGACAGCTACGGCCGTGTGGCAGGTTACGGCGATGCCGTGGACGACCATGACAAGGTTGTGGAGGACGTTACGCTCACCCCCGGCGAGCGCGTGGGTACGCTGCTGTGGTTCTTGCATGTGAAGCAAATCATGGCACGCGCCTTCCCGCACTTCTTCAAGAAGGCCGTAGTGCAAGACGGCGAGCCGGAATCAGTGAACTTCATAGAACTCTACAACATCCAGCTACGCGCCCTGACAGGGGGCGATGTGACCAAGGAGGACACCGTGCTCAACCTCGAATGCTGGCGCGCCCTCACCGAACTTGATGCCAAGGCCCGGGAGGCAGAGGAGCTGGAGAAAATGCGTAGTAAGAATTAATTGCAGTTTTTATTGCAGATACTGCAATGAAAATTTGTATAATCCAAAAAATCTTGTTATATTTGCCGTAGAAATAAAAAAAATATAGGCCTTATGGATGCTTTGATGATTTACTTTCTCTGCGTGGCCGGGTTCTTCCTGCTTTGCCCGGTGATTATCATCGTGGACTATATTTTCAGCGACTATCGTCCCAATGAAGCACAGATGAAGGCTATGAAGGAAGAGTATGAACGGAAGAAAGAAGAAAAGAAACTTAAATCTTCCAACCGTGTTAGAATAGAGCGAATCATGGGAACAAAAAGCTATCGTACAGTTAGATAGAAAACGGATAGGAAAGGTATTTTTTATAAAAAATATAAGATGCTATCTTTGTGATATAATTCAAAAGATAGCATTTTTTATGGCAGACAGAATCCAGACTTTCACGACCAAGATATTTCTCAACGATGATCAGGCAAAGAATAAAATCAGAGAGTTGGAAAAGAGCATATCCACGATACGCGCTGATATGTCCAAGGCTGCAGATGCAGGAGACTGGAGCAAATTCAATTCGCTGAAGAAGGAACTTAACCAATCGACCAAAGAGTTGAACTCTATGCGCACCACTGCGCAGAGCGTAGAGCACGTATTGAATAACCTTGGATCATCCTCTATAAAGGAGATCAAGCGAACTATCAGTGCCATCAACAAAGAAATGGCCAGCGGAAATGTGGCCAGAAACTCTCAGGAATGGAAGTTTCTCGCGGAGCAACTTGACAGAGCCAAGAAAGAGCTTAGGAACGTTAACCAAGCCAATGAACTTGTCAATAAGAAGGATAAGTGGCAATGGCTTGAAAATATAAATAAAATAGGTTTTGCCATCACCAATTTCTTCGGTCTCGAACAAGGTGTCTCCGGCGTTATCTCCAAGGTAACCAGTTTGGCCCAAGAGTCAATGGATGTGGCTAAGCAGGCTGAGGGTATAGAGATTGCTTTCAAGCGCATAGACAGGCCCGGGCTGCTTGCCAATCTGCGCAAAGAGACCCACGGCACCATCAACGACATGCAACTGATGCAACAGGCAGTGAAGTTCGCCAACTTTGACCTGCCTGTGGAACAACTTGGCAAGCTCCTTGCCTTTGCCCAGCAACAAGCCAAGGACACCGGCGAGAGTCTCGACTACATGGTGAACAGCCTCGTGGACGGCATGACCCGCCAAAGTCCCAAGATTCTCGACAACCTCGGTCTCTCCGCACAAAAGATTAAGGAGAAGACAGCCGAGACAGGCGACTTTGTGCAGGGTGTCATCAGCATCATCCAAGAGCGGATGGAAAAGACGGGCGGGTATGCTGAGACCGCAGCCGACCGCGCCGCCAAGGCCAATGCCAGGATGGTGAACGCCCAGATGGAACTTGGCAAGCAGCTCAGCCCCATACGCGCTGAGATGGCCGGCATCTTTGGCAAGGCAAAGCTTGGAATGATAGAGACCATTACTTGGATTCTCAAGAACAGAGACACCCTGTTCTCTCTGGCCAAGGTGATAGGGGTGGTAGCCGTAGCCATTGGCGGAGCACGGATAGCCGACAAGCTGCTGACGGCAGAGTTGAAAATCAATATTGTCTGGCAGCGGGTCAAAGTTGCCATCGATAAGATAGAACTCACCTTGACAAAGGCGAAGACAGCCTCGTTGCTACTACTCCGTTCGGCACTCATTCCCTTTCAGGCCTTATATGCCCGCATTACTAATGGAGTGAAAGGCTATGTGGCCGTGATGCGAGCCGCCAAGATTGCCAATATGACCAACCCCTGGACAGCCCTTGCTACGGTAATCTCAGTGGTAGGCGTGGCCATCTACGGTCTCGTGAAGGCCTCGAAGGAAAGCACGGAAGCCTTAAAGAAACAATCCTCGGCCTCGGTGCTTGCCTCAATGAAAGCCCGTGACCTGTCAGGTATACAGAAAGATGCGGCTAAGAGTGCCGTGACACAGAAAGAGAAGGTGCAGCAGCTCACGAAGATCGTAGAGGACAACACCAAGAAGATGAAAGACCGCATGGATGCTGCCAAGCAGCTGCAGAATATCGTTCCCGGGTATTTCGCAACGCTCAACACTGAAGGCGCAAAGTATCGGAGCAACACTAAGGCCATCAAGGACTACATCGCCATGTTAGACCAAGTGGCATTGGCCCGCGCCATCAACAAGAAATTGGAGGAAAACGCCGCCAAGCAGATAGACGAGGCGCGCGCCATAGAAGCTTGGAGAAATGGAGTGAACAAGCGGCAGCGCCTTATCAAAGAGCAACAACAATCTATGCGACAGGCTGCCATTGACGGTGTAGGCTCAGGAGCTGCTGCATTTACCCCGGCAAGTGTTGGCAACCCATATCTGAAAGACGCCAACGAACAACTCAAAGCAAGTAAATCGCAACTCGAGTACGATCGAGCGCGGCTGAAAGTTCATCAGAATATTAATAAGGCACTGCAGGATGAGAATAAATGGCTTCACGAGTATATGCGCAAGAACGTCTCCACCGAAGCCCAGTTGATGGCAATTAATGACAAAGACTTCGGGAACAGCCTTGGCAACGACACTTCCGTCAACGGCAAAAGCGGGAAGACTGGCAGCGGTAAAGTCTCATCCAACACGACACCTAAGGAAGCCCCCGCTACAAAGCTCAAAAACCAGCTCGACCATGAGCTTGCATTGGAGGAGCAAAGTTATCAGCAGGGCGACATCACCTACAAAACCTATTTGGCAGACAAAGAGGCACTTCAAACGGCCTACTATGAGAAGCTCAAGGCCCTCTACAAGAAAGACAGCGACGAATACAACAAGGTGTGTGATGAGCAAGCCAAGACGCTTGCCGATACCATGGGCGAGATCCGCAAGGACACAGAAGAAGGCTATGAGCAGGAACGCCAGACTGTAGCCGCCAAGCTCAAGGCTGCCTTTTACGATCCCACGGCAGAAGCCTTCCAACATCAGGAACAGCTCGACGAGGCGCTCTTCAAGAATGAGATGCACTACTACGACCAGCGCCTGACCCTTTATAAGGAAGGAACCAAGGAGTTTGAGCGCATTCAGGCCGAGCGGGATGCCAAGGACGAGGAGCGCCGGCAGAAGCGGCAACAGGAGTGGCTGGAGTCCTACAACCGATTCAAGGGTCAGTTTCGCAAGCAGTCTCTCGCTGAACAGGAGGCGGAGCAGAAGGCCACCATCAAGGCGGGCCTCGACTACATCGTCTCTGTCTACAAGGAAAAGATGAAGAGCCTCGACAAAGACTCGGCAGAGTATAAGCGATTGGAGGCCGAGTTGGAGGCTCTCAAAGCCGAGTATGAGCAGTGGTTGGCCGACACCGAGACCGAATACGCCCGCAAGCGGAATGAGGAGCGCTCCAACCAGGCACAGGACAACAAAGAGATGAGCGACGCGGCAGCCCGTGGCTTTGACAAAGCCGGGCTGTCGGATCATACCGTCGCCTCGCCTAATGGCTTTACAGGTACGCAAGGCATGATAGGTGTGGCAGGAACCATCGGTACTTACCTGGGAGCTTATGCCAAGCTCAAGGAGGCAAAAGATAAGGACCTCATAAACGACCAAGAATGGGCTGACGCGAAGAAACAGCTTTGGAAAAATCTCTGGGACAATCTTCCAGACATGGCCAAGGCAGCGTGGGATACCATTCAGACCTTCGGACAAGCCGATGTGGCCTACACACAAGCCAACTGCGACTATAAGGTGGCCATGATTTCGAAAGAATACGACCAGCGAATCAGCAAGGCGGGGAATAACTCAGCCAAAGTGCAGAAGCTGGAGAAAGAGCGAGACAAGAAGATAGCTGCC